GCTCAATTCGATCATTTGGATTCTCCTCGTACACTCATGGGCTGATTAGTCTGGAAACCGTAACAAGTTTTCAGCAGAATCAATAACTGCCTGGGACGCGACTTTCTGCCTCTTGATCTCGCTTTGCAAATTCTTGGAGCACTTCCTGCCGCACCAAGTCACCCTGTTCCAGTGTTTCTGTCGCGGTCTTCGCGGGCATAGTGGACATAGCCTCTCTTTGTTCGGCGACGCCGCGCTCGATGGCTTGATTGATTTTCGCGAGAAGCATTTTGTGCATCTCTTTCGCGGCCTGCATGCGGACTTTTAGAACCACCATCTGCTCGGTATCCCAGCCAGGGTAATCGGCACAGGTGTCCGCCGCTTCCTGCACAAGTTCTTGGGAGAGTCGAATGATGTCTGCAAAACCTGGGTGAGCCCGCACACTGAGCAGACGATTCGCCTGTTCAATGTTGGGTGTAGTGATGGCTACGAAAGGTGCACGTGCGCTCATGATATGCTCCGTGTCAACCTGAATGGGTTGACTTACGAACCGAATACGGCTGAATCCGCTTTCGCAAAACTGCTCTTCGCGGCGCGGTCGAGACCCTGTTGTTCAGGCGTCGCCGCCAATTTCTTGTCCTGCAACTCTACCGCGTTCTGATGCTCTTCCGCAGTGCCCTGAGCCTTTAGAGTATGTTTGCCTGTTTCGATCAGCATGCGATTCTCGGCTTGGTTGTTGTCCACTCCCTTCTTGACTTCACCCTGTGCCTGAATCTGACCAATCTTGCCCTGTATCGCGGCAGCTTGTGTGTTGGCCATCATGCGCTTCTTGTCGTCGTCGTCCATCGGGACGATAATCTTTTCCTTGTACGGGACGCCGAAGGAATCGAACAGCGCGGAGAACATTCCGTTGTAGTCGATCTTCATTGCCTGCACAGCAAGGTTCTCAACCGTACCTGGAGACTGAATGAAGGTCTGCAGCACGCCGATGTACCGATTCAAAGCTTCGCGCGCGGCGAGTTTCGTTCCCGCAGAGATATCCACACGGTAAGAACCGTTCAGGATGTCCAGCGGCGTCTGTTTGAACGCAGTCCCGAGGGATTGCGATAACATAGCACGAATCTGCGACGGCTTCAACTTCTGATTTTGCTCGATACAGAATTCCAAGAAAGGAACGTAGACTTGTTCGGAAATCACGTCAACCAAGTCCTGCAACTTCTGATTTTCGCCGCCCGTGATGGCTTCGACGCCACCAGGAGTGCGCATATCACCCGCCGCGCCTGGATTCGAGCCCAATGTGCCTGGACCTGCGCCTGTAATCGACGCCGCCCATGATTTGACCTGTGCAATGACAGCCAGCGGCTCTTTCGCATCAATAGCGTTGCGGGTTAGAGGCTTAAACTCGCCAGTCGGGTCGGATTTGAAAACTTTCCCAGGAAAAATCCACTGAGCCTGCGCAGAATTGTTCGAGCCCGCTGGCGTCGTGTAAGTTCCCATCAAATTCAAGTTCATGTCATCAAAAAAGGCGTTTACGATACCCTGACAGATGCGTTGGAAGTCCGTTAGCCAATACGCAATGCCGTAACCGTGCGCGGAGTCAGGTGCGCTGCGGAAACTGAACCCAAGGAACGGCGGAACGCGAAATTTGTGGGTTTCATTCAGCAAAGTGTATTGTCTTGCCAGCGAGATACAGTGGCGCGAGCCTGTCCAGTAATCGAACAAGGGCAATTTGCGCATCAGCGGGTCGGCAGTGACTTGATCGGTGTAAGTTTCGGGATACGCCTTCTGTGGCGTAGTGGTTTGCTGAAAAACAGGGTTCCCTGAATTCGACCCAAGTGTTTCCAGCGGGTTGGTACTCATTTCGACGCGCGTTTGTGGTGTGGTCAGAGCAATCAACTGCTCCCGCGTCGGAATGTTCCATCCTGTGGTGTTCCGAAGCGCGTCCAACTCGTAACAGTTTTTGTAAATGAGTCGTCCGCACCATTCTGCAGTGCGCGGGTCATCGCGACGGAGATCAGGAGCGTAGCGGAAGCGGCGAATCGGCACATGCTCTAACTTCGGCATGTTGACTTCCAAAACTCCGACAACTTTCTCTTCGATATTGTCGATATCATCCTCGCTCGCGTCAGGAATCACGACTTGAACGTCGTCAAAACTTACGGTAGCGGGGTGAGCCTTCTGAACTTTCTTTATGATGTTCTGTTTGCGTGTTTCCCAGCCGTAGTGAGCGATACCGAACCCGTAAAACAGTCCGTCATACGTGATCTGGCGCATTTCTGTTTTGCATGACACGCCTTTGAACCCGCAAGTCTTCAACTCGGCAGTTATGATCGCCTGTTGAGCCTCGGCGCACTCAATCGGCGTCCCAGAAGTCGCTTCAATTTTGAAAGATTGGTACCCGCCAAACAAAGTTTGGTTCACCACGCTGTGGATACTGTAGAATTGCTCCGCGACGAGAGGAATTCCGAGGTGAGATCGGAACTGATCGCTGTTTTTCCACTTGGTGGGCTCGACCCACGCGCGCAGCATGAGTTCCGCCGTGTTCCAGCGACCGATTAACCCTCGGGTGGCGATGAAAGTCTCGGAATTTTCAAGATTTTGGTTCGACTCTCGAAGCATCGAGTCATCCGTGCGTACTTGGTCGTCAAACGCGACGTCTTCCGCGCGAATCGGTAGCGCGGTTTCGCCGATAGCAACGGCTCCAGGCAGGTTGAGGATGTCGATCTGCCCCTTGTCGGCGAAGTGCGGAACTTTTTTAAGATCGTTTTCAGCCATAAAGGGTCTCACTTAGGGAAAGAAAAGTCTGGTTAGCCGCAATTGATGCCCGTTCCTGCCCCCTGATCGGTATAATCGTCATCCATATCCTTCGCTCGGTGGAGTCCGCCCAACCAGTGAAGAGTCGTCACGGCTGCAGGAGGGTTGGAAAGTTGATAGCCCGTGGGTGCTTTGATTACTTGACCCAAAGCATCCGCAAAGTCATCATGCCGCCCCAATTTCGGCCACTTCACCAACTGCTGAACAAGTTGCTGGTACCCAGGCATCTGTGCAAACAGCCACAAACGCTTGCTGGCCAGGACGCCTTTGATCGTACCAATGCGCACAGTCTTGGCATGCAGTGAATTGGGATTTTGTTCCCACTGGAGCGGGACTTTTTGAACCCCCCGAACGGACGCCGCCGCCTGAATGATGCGGTCATACGCCTCCCACCCCAAGAATCGTTCATAGTACATCATGTTGGGTCGATGACGCAAGAGGAGATTTACGGTTTGGTCGGCCACCTGCCCCGAGTCCCAGTTTCCGAATACGCAATCAAAAACGAAAATCTGTCCCTGGAAAACGCGGCACACGTAAAGCACAGAATAGTCCCGCCCCTCTTGACCGATGTACGCTAGGTCACCCACCACGAACGTGAAAGAGGCATTGTACGGAGGAATCTGAATCATGTTGTGGAGTGTTTGTCCGCCGATCAAAGTCTCATTAAACGTCTGAGTGCCCGCCGCAATCGGACTGTTCTCGTATTGATTCGCAAAAAATTCTTCACCCAAGCGGAGACGCTCACCCTCAAGGAAGTCGAGAGTGTGACCAATGGTTCGGCCATCGTGCGTTTTCTTTTCAGGGAACAAAACTCCCTTCGACCCGTTGGGCTCAAAGCCGATACACTTACAGCCCGAGACACCGCACGGCGGTTGAAGAATGTTGATTTCTTTGTTATGGTAAACGTCGGTGTGCTCGCAATTTTTACATCCCATGCTCCAGCAATCGCGAATGGAAAATTTCCAAATAGTGCGCCCGCGCTCTCGCTCTTCTTGTTGCGCCGTTTCCTGAATGCGTTCGTACGTGTCGCCGTAGGAATAACGCGTCCCAGTCATGATGATGTAGCCTGTCGGTTCGAGAAGAGGGCAGATATCGATGTAGTCCTGATAACACTTCTCCAGAGCCTTCACGCTCTTGTAGTTCGTTTCATTCACAAGGTCATCGATGTAGATTTTGTCATAGTGAGACCCCGCTTTGACCGACCGCGAAGTGGAAATCGCGAACGTCGGTTCCGCGAAGGTGTAGTTCGTGCGCGCGGGAACGATGAAGTCGTGGGCGGTGCCCATTTTGGGTTGGATATCAACCGTGCCGTAGACTGGGTTTTCATCCTTGTCGTAGCTGACGACTTTTTTGGTTTTAACTGTCGTCAAACAAAAATCGGGGAACAAATCCATGAAAGCATCCGTGGGTTTTTCAAACACACGCTTGATACGTTGGAGTTGGCGTTTGGCCAGCTTGTCGCCACCAGTCAGGAAGCACAGACGAGCGTTGGGGTAATTGAGAATCGTTTGAACGATGTCCACGACGACCGCAGAGGTCTTGAACAAACCGCGAGACCAGAGAATCATTCGTTTCTTGTAGAGGTTATCGAGGTCGGACAGCGCAAGACCTTTGCCTGGTTTTTTCTGGACAAACTGCTCGAAAAGAATCTTGTGTGGGTTTGTCTGGAAGTCCATCCCCATGATCGGGACGTATTTCGTCTCGCCTGCTTCGGTGTCTTCCTCCACGAAGCCGCTTAGACATGTGGCGTCGTACAGGCACTTGAAGCGCAGGTTGTACCAACTCTCCTGCTCTTCCTCGGTGCGCGTCCGAAATTCTCTCAACCAATTTTCGGGGAAACCATTAAAGGCTTCTCCTGTGACGAAGGCTTCACGGAACTGTGCGCGATCAGTTAGTAGTTCTGTCTCTTTCATTGGGCTGCTCCCCTTTGTTATCGGTAGATGCCTGTTTTTTGTCCTGTTCCGATAATCGAAGTGCGCGGTGACATGATGCGCGCCCCGAAAGTTTCGGTTGTAAAAACGGTGCCGATGCCACCGCCCACTGCAGCAGCTTTAAAAGTGGCAATTATCGTAATGGAATCTGCCTGCCCGCCTGTGTATGCGCCCGAACTTGAATAAGCACCTTTGGATGAAACAATCAAATCCAAGATACTTGAATCACATCTGCCGCCAACACCACCTTCCCTCTGTTGCCGTAAATTCCAACCGCCTGCGGGCGTCAAAGTCGTAGCCTGCCCAGCAGCGATATACACGTTGCTGATAAGCAACTCATTCGCTTGGTTGGTGTTAACTGTTGGCGACAGATACGGCGTGCCCGTCGTTTGCGCCGTCGTAATATTCGACCCTTGGTCTAGGGGCGAAACGGTCGCAATTCCCGAGTACTCGGCAATAGCCATAATCGGAAACGCGCTTGCCGACTCATAGACAACCTGCACAGTGTTTGCGCCGCCTTTACAATTTGCGGCGTAGTAAATATACTGTGGAATGTACGATGCGTTAATGAATGACGCTGCCAGCACCCACGTATTACCTTGTGTATCCGTAACAGGGTTTGACGACGCCAGAAGAATATTCGGAACAGCTGGGTCGGTCACACAAATAAGTAAATTGCCCTCAGTGTTGTTCGAGGTGAATGCTTGAGTCTGCGTTGTGCCGCTTGCGGCGTTGCCGCCCGCCGATTGTACGAATGCAATAGACATATTTTATCCTTTACTCACTGATACAGTTGAAAATATAAGTTTTTGCTGCAACGGGCGTGCCGTTCCATGTAAGCGTTACACCAGATGTCGTGGCAGCCGTGGATATGGTCAAAGGCTGGATTGCACCTGTCCCACATCGTCGGATTCGCCCCTGGAGTTCCAGCCGTCGTGACTGTGAACTGAAAACGCCTCGCGTCTCCGCTTACTGCCGAAACGCCATTTCCAGCCGCACTATTCGGAAGATTTTGTTGATTCAAAAATCGCAGCGCATGATACAGTTGCGCGCGCTGAAATTTGATATCGACCACCAAACCCACTGCCGTTAACGCTTCCACCTGAAAAGAGTTGCTATCAAAAGCGTTCATCTGAAATGCGCCGAAATCCAAGGTCGAAAGAAAACTCAGTTTCGCAGCGGCATCCGCTGCCATCAGACACTTCATAATCACCATTTCCGCAACGGTGCCGCGTTGAAACGGAAGCGGAACGCAATTCATCACAACCTCGATTTAGTAAATCAAGCTCACCTGAACCGTGTCGGAACTCGAAGTGCCGTCAATGAAAATGCGGTCGGCTGGAATGTTTTCACTGGCGATCTCAACTGAGAGTTGGCCAGTCAACGATAGAGCAGCAACGTAACGGCTTGAAGAGACGTTCAGATCACCGACGTACACGATGTCGGTGCCATTTCCTTGGCCGCACTCGATGCGAACTGCGCGGTAATGCTGGAACGGACACGCGGCAGTATTGCCCGCGTCGGCAGTTGAGTTGACATTCGCGTGATTAAAATAGAAGCTGAACGACCCTGCAACGGGGTCGCAACTGATAACCGAAACCACTTTGCCGTTGAAGTACGTGGCTGTGGTGAATCCCCAGAGCGTAACTTGCTGTCCACCTGCGGGACCGCCGCTACCTGCGCCTGGACCTGCGTTATCAAACTTCGACCCAGTGGTGGCGTTTGAAGCGGGATAACCATTCGCGGGATTGTATCCGTTCGTCGGAAAGTTTGCCTTGCCGAGCACAATCGTAGCGATACCCCTCGTGATAGAAAAAGTCTCAGCCGCAATTATTGTGCCAGTGAAAACAGGCGTCGGTGTTCCAGAAGTTACGGTCACTGCGCCAAGCGTACGTGGGACTCCCATAATCGTTTCTCCTCGACAGTCTTAAATTGTTTCGACGCGCGACTTATGAAACGCATCGTCAGATGGAATTGGTGATCGCGGCGCGGGCGGAATCTTCGGCGCACTTCCGTCCGAAGGTTTGTCCACGACGTTTGCCCCTTCAATCGACATTGATGTCTTTTCTTTCGGCGCGGCAACCTTAGATGCTTTGCCTGGTTGAATCAAAGATTTCATTCCGCTTGCCATGAGCGCATGCTTCGTTGCTTTGGCCGCTTCGCCCTTTGCAAGAACGTGCTCCCCAGCCTTCAACTGATACGCGCCATCGGCCAGAACAGGACCACCCTTGTGCATTTTCGGCAGCGAATTGAGGTACTCGTTTACG